TGCAAGGTGTAACTGGTCCACAAGGACCAACCGGTGCTACCGGTGCAACAGGCGCAACTGGACCTGCTGGAATCACAGGACCAACAGGACCAGCAGGAGCAACTGGTCTAACAGGACCAGCAGGAGCAACTGGTCTAACAGGACCAGCAGGAGCAACTGGTCTAACAGGACCACAAGGAGTTCAAGGTGATACAGGAGCAACAGGACCTATTGGTGCAACAGGAAGCGTTGGAGCAACAGGACCTATTGGTGCAACAGGAAGCGTTGGAGCAACAGGCGCTGCTGGTGCCACAGGAGCAACTGGAGCAACAGGTTTAATACAAAGTCTCGGTTTCAAATCTGGTGAGTTTTTTGGTCCTCAAGTTATTTCCACAGGTAATACAACTGCAGTGTTAAGTCGAACAACATTTATGCCGATTTATTTATCAGAAACAACAACATTTGATCGTATTGCTATTAGAACAGGTAGTAATTTTTCAGGAACAGCCGTAGTTCGATTAGGCGTTTATAACAACTCTGGAGGTGTTCCTACAACTGTAGCATTTGATGCTGGAACTGTATCAGCTACAGTAGCATCTACTCAATATCTAATTACAATAAATCAAACATTGAATGCAGGTTGGTACTGGTTGGCAGCAAATACACAAACAGCAGCAACCACAAATTCATTCGTTGGATCAACGGGCATTACTTATCCAAGCATGATGAAATATGCAGCAAGTTTCAATTTTAACTCACCATGTTGGTACGAGTCATCAATCACTGGTGCTTTTGCTACAGCAGGAACATTGGTTGAATCGCAAGGCGGATTTATTGTACCTTTAAGGAAGGCATAATGGCTCAAATGATTACCTATGGCATTGGTGGTTACGATCCAACCAAGCCAAATGACAATATCGTTGAAATAACAGAGATCCCAGATGAGGAGCAAGAATGAAGAATCCAATCGTCTTAGCAGCTGGAGCATTTCTAGCTGCATGGTCAGCCACTAACTTTGACATCGACTATCGTGCAATCCTTTTCGCAGTCCTTTCAGGAGTGTTTGGATATGCAACACCAAAGAAGTAATGACTGTGCAGGACACAGCGGCAATTGCTGTTGCTGTTACGACCGTTATTGGTTCATTTATTGGCTCAGTGCGATGGTTAGTAAAGCACTACCTCGCAGAACTCAAGCCAAATAGCGGATCATCTTTGAGGGATCAAGTCACTCGATTAGAAGCGCGTGTCGATACCATTATCTCAATGTTAGAGAGGTAACAAGTATCTCATGGCAAAACGACAGACCAAGGCGTTAGAAGAGCAAGGTTACTCAAAGCTCGATGCATACTGCATTGGCTTGCAGGAGTTTTGGACTTCACTTAAACGCGCAGGCTTTGATGATGAAATTGCCCTAGCAATCATTGTTGAACCGTCTGCTTATCCTGGTTGGATTTTGCCTGACCCAATCGAGCCAGAACGGTTCGGTGATTACGAAGATGAGGATGATGACTAAACGCAGATACCTGGTGATTTCGGATTTACAAATCCCGTTTCATCATGAGCAAGCCGTAAAGAATCTGATCAAATTAGTAAAGCGCGAGAAGTTCGACTTAGTTCTCAACACAGGCGATGAGCTTGATATGCAGTCCCAGTCCAAGTGGGCTAAAGGCACACACCTAGAATATGAGGGTCAATTAGATGCCGATCGAAGTCTGGCTCAAAACATCCTTTGGGACTTGGGAACCACCGACATCACTCGATCCAACCACACCGATCGTCTATACCACACTCTCGTTAGGGGAGCTCCTAGTCTCATCGGACTCCCAGAACTCGAATACTCCCGTTTTATGGGCTTCAACGAGTTGGGGATACGCTTTCATAAGAAGCCATTTGAGTTCCACAGAGGATGGGTCTTAGTTCATGGCGATGAAGGATCAATGAACCAGAATGCCGGACTTACAGCTCTTGGCTTGGCTAAGAAATTTGGAAAATCTGTAGTCTGTGGACACACTCACAGGGCAGGCATATCAGCCTATACAGAGGGTCTAGGAGCCTCATACAGGACTTTATGGGGCGTAGAAGCAGGAAATGTCATGGATAAGAAGAAAGCCTCTTATTTGAAGGCTGGAGCCGCTAATTGGCAGATGTCTGTGGCAGTCATTGAGACTCATGGAAATCATGTCTCACCGATGCTCGTTCCCATCAACAAGGATGGATCGTTCACCCTTTACGGCAGACTGTACGTCTAAATCGTTATCAAGTCGTTACCTAAATCTACCAAATCCGTCTGACATTTATGTCACACTCATCCCAACAGCCAAGATATGGCTGGAAAGGGAGCAACATGATTACTATCGATTCACGACAGGCAGCTTTAGATTATGCTGCAAAAGGCTGGGCTGTATTGCCACTAAAGCCAAAGATGAAAGACCCACACTTTGACCTAGTCAAGGGTGCTTATCTTGGAGCAACTACAGATACAAAGTTGATTGATTTTTGGTTTGATGTCGATCCAAAGGCAAACATTGGAATTGCATGTGTGACATCTGGTTTAGTCGTCCTGGATGTGGATTTCCGAAATGGTGGGAAATACTTTGATGAAATGGGCGAAACTTATACGGTAAAAACCGGAGACGGTTTTCACTATTACTACAAGATCGATCAAGGTTTATCGCTGAAAGGATCAATTGGTGATGGCATCGATGTTAAGTACAAAGGTTACGTCGCAGCTGCACCATCAATCCATCCAAACGGAGCAATTTATCAAGTAGTATTGGATATTGAGCCAATTGCACTACCAGAGGCAATCTTGGAAATGGTGCAAAAATGAGCAACACCGATAAGCTGCTGATCATATGCCTGTTTGGCGTATTTATTGGTTTTATCATCACATTGATCGATGTCCAGAAGCATGCCTATCAAAAGGGCGTTAGAGATGGATACCATAGAGGCAGAGCAATAAACCGTCAGGAGTTTTGGAAAGAATGAGAGCTAATGAAATCCTTTTATCCGCCACAGACACAATCCGCGATCGTGGGCTTTCATATGGTCATCCTGCGGATAACCTGCAACACACAGCAATGCTCCTCTCAGCATACTTACAGACACCAATACATGATTACCAGGTGGCAGGGATCATGGTGCTTGTTAAACTTGCAAGGACTAATCAATCAGCCCAGCACATCGACAACTGGGTTGATCTCTGCTCATACGGAGCACTAGCCGGACAACTGGCAACAGAGGAGAATGAGCTTTATGTTTAATTTAGCCGATTACGAAACAGTCGAGGTGAGACTTGAAAAGTTTATTAAGGACTATCCAGATTTCCGCATCTGTACTGAGTTGGAAGTGTGCGAAAAGGATCGATACATTGTCAAAGCGTATTTATTTAAAACTGCTCAATGCAGCACCGCGTTTTCAACAGGACTCGCTGAGGAAAAGGTTACTGATCGCGGCGTTAATCAGACTTCTGCATTGGAGAATTGTGAAACTTCGGCAATCGGTAGGGCACTTGCAAATGCAGGTTATGCTGCTAAAGGAAAGAGACCAAGCCGAGAGGAAATGATTAAGGTTGTTGCTTCTAAGCCAGTTAAACCAGCGGTACAAGATGTTGTACCAGATAATCAGGATTACTGGACTACGCCTGTGGGTCAGTACAACAAGGTAGTGGATGCGCCTGTCACACTAGAAAAGGCTATGGAAACTATTGAGGCTGTTATGGGTACACAGGAAGCTTTAGAGCCGCCATCATGCCAGCATGGTCACATGACATGGCGCGAAGGTGTGAAGAATTCTAAGGCTTGGGGCGGTTACTTCTGCGCCTATGCCACACGAACAGGTGAAATCAAGTGCAACACAATTTGGTATCGCATGGGAAGCGATGCTAAATGGAGACCACAAGAGGTAAGGATCTAACATGGGCTTTGTAGAATACTTTGATGAAACAACTGGAGTGTGGACAAACATCGAGGATGTACCACTATTTGACACGATCAATTGTCAGCTGTGTAATGAGCCAACCGAGGCACATGACATTGTGGCAGAAATTAAGTTTCATAACGATCAGCCAGTTGTAGGAGCTTGGCAATGCCGTAAGTGTAAAGCTGTAAATGGCTAACAACTTTAGGCGCACAAGAGGTTTCCGAACGGAGCGAGTAGTCGCACAGTACCTATCGACTGTGTGGAGTGGCGCAACGGTCGGAAGAGGTAATGGTAAGGATATTGTCAATGTTCCCTTCGACTGTGAGGTCAAGGCCAGAAAAGGCTTTAACCCATTGGAAGTAATAAAACAATACAAGGCGCGTACAGCTCTTTCGGGGGAATTGGGCTTCGCAGTCTTGCGCCTAAATAATCAAGGAGAGAATGCAGAGGACTATGCCTGCATCATTAGATTAGGTGATCTCTTACCATTACTTCAATTAAAGTATTGTCACATTACTAGCGAACCCACAGAGGCAGACATAGACCGGTGCTCTGGATGTGGGTCATATATGATCAGGAGATGTTTAACATGCCAACCTACGATTACAAATGCACACGATGCAATCTCAGTCAAGAGATCTATCATGGATGGCACGATCGACCAATAATCCCATGCACATACTGTAATGAGCCAATGGTCAAAGTAATTGCAGCTGCGCCAGCACACTTCAAGGGCAAAGGCTTCTACTCAACAGATAAATAGTTATCCACAGAAGTTATCCACAGGGTACATAATCGTTACGACACGCCCAAGATTAAGCGAGGTGCTTGACATGATCGGTACGCTATCGGAGCAGAGCCTCTCAAAGGCTCACCGCGACCCGCTGAGGCGGGTAGGTCGCGGGGTGCTAGTAGCTATTGGGATAGCTCTATGCATAATGCCTGATGCAGGTGGATCTAAACCAGTGCAATACATAAGCTATAAAGAGTATGCACTTATCTCACTAGATTATAACTATAAAGAATATAAATGCTTAACAGCTCTATATGGTAAAGAGTCAGCATGGAACCCAGATGCTAAGAATGGTAGCCACTATGGAATACCACAAGGTAGATCGATCTACTTATCCACACTTAATGGCTATGAGCAAGTACAATGGGGCTTAGACTATATAGGTCATAGATATGGTGAGCCGTGTATAGCATGGCAACACTTCAAGGATAAGGGCTGGCATTGAAGAAGTCTGCATTATCTAATGGATCAAGCTCTAAGTGGCGTAAGATAAGAGAGCGCATATTAAGGCGCGATCAAAGGACATGCCAAAGGTGTGGACTTGAAGGTGATACTGTGGACCACATCATACCTCGCAAGCTTGGTGGTAGTGATCAGGATTCTAATCTGCAAGTATTATGCAGAAGATGTAATTATTCTAAAGGGGGTAGGCTTTTTGATAGTCCTAAGCCACCCACGACCCTCCTTGGTTCTTTTTACCCGAAAAACGCCTCAATAAGCCACTATCAGGACGATTCCGAGTGAATATACCTAATCAGGCTGAAACAGGCTCAGAAGGGCCTCAAACGGCTTACCGAGGTGTGACTGAGCCTCGTATATGGACTAAATCCCCAGATTTGCCTTCTTATGGCATCGATTTCATCGAATGGTGCGAGTCAATCGGCTTTACTTTGCTCCCGTGGCAGATGTTTCTGGCCCATGAAATCTGCAAAGTCACCGAGGATGACAAGTGGTATTTCAAGGAAGTGGGCGTGATTATCAGCCGGCAAAATGGCAAATCTACCTTTATGCAGCTCATGATTTTATGGAGAATGTTCGCTTTAGGGCAGAAATTACAAGTCCACACAGCTCATAAACTGACTACATCGAGTGAAATCTTTTGGAAGATCGATGACACAATCCAGAGCCACGCCAAATTGGTCGATGACTTCGCTAAGAAGTACGAGTCCAAGGGATCTCAGGAGATTAAGTTAAAGTCCGGGGGACGTTACTTAGTGCGAGCCAATAACTCTGCATCTCGTGGTATTGCCGCGCCCGATACGATCTACATGGATGAGGTTCGAGAGTTCCATGACGATGAAGTCTGGTCATCGCTTCGATATACACAGATGGCAACCCCCAATCCTCAGACATTAATCTTCTCGAACGCAGGAGATCAACACTCGATCGTTCTTAATCGACTTCGGGAACGTGGACTAGCTGCGGCCGCTGGTGCAGATGATCGCATCGGTTGGTTCGAGTGGTCGGCAGAACCCGGTTGCGACATCCGAGATAAGAACGCTTGGATGCAGGCCAATCCGTCCGCTGGTTACACAATCAGTCTCGATAACCTCGAGGCGGCCATGTCCGATGAAGAGTCTATCGTCAGAACAGAACTTCTATGCCAATGGGTATCAGTAGTTAATCCAGCGATCAATCCAAGTAACTGGAATGCAGGTGCAAAGAAGGATCTTAAACTGGATCGAGAAGCTCTTACTTGGATGGCGATCGATCTCAGTCCTAACAGGCAAGAAGGCTCACTCGTAGCAGCCCAACAAAAAGGAGATAATATCAATGTCGTTCTACTCCAAACATGGACGAACCCAATCAACCTCGATGCTAAGCAAATTGCAAACGACGTCGCGGACTGGGTACGCAAATACCAGACAGAAACCGTTGCTTATAGTCGCCAAACATCTGGGGCTATTGCCGCTTTACTATCGCCAGCAGGTATTTCAACTACGCCTATCGATGGCAGCGTTTATGGTCAGGCTTGCGACGAAATGCTTTCCGCGATCACTTCCCAGCGACTATTTCATCCAGACCAAGACGAGTTCAACAGACAAGTCCTCTCAGCTGTAAAACTTCCATTCAAGGATGGGGGCTGGTATCTGGGACGTAAAGTCTCGAACGCAACAATCTGCGCGGCCGTTGCTATGGCTATGGTCTGCCACTTCGCGACTCGCGGAGAAGCGGAGTACGACATCGTAGTCGGATAAATCGAACATAGTGTACAATACTCCTTAATGGGACTAAAAGAATTCTTTTTAGGGGCTCCGTCTGTGGCTGATAAAGTCACCGATGTTGAAGCCTCTCTACAACCTTTCAATCTTTCAACTTCTGTCTATGGATTGCTTAATGCACCAACGACAGTCGATCGCGCATCTGCTATGTCGGTTCCTGCGGTTGCTCGCGCCCGTAACATCATCTGCGGAACTATCGGCTCTCTTCCACTTGAGCAATACAACAAGATCACCGGCGCACACGTCGAACCTTTAAGAGTTATCAATCAACCAGATCCACGCGTCTCAGGATTCGTCGTTTACAATTGGCTTGCAGAAGACATTTGGCTGTACGGCGTTGGCTTCGGACTCGTCCTCGATGCTTATGCAGAAGATGGCCGCGTTCGCTCATGGACTCGCATCGATCCACGTCGCGTTAATCCTAAGTACAACTTGGCAATGAACGAAATTGAAGGCTATGAAGTAGATGGCAAACTTGCTCCTATTGCTGGAGTCGGTTCAGTTATTCGCTTCGATGGCGCAGATGAAGGCTTTATTAATCGCGCAGGTCGCACAGTAATCGCCGCAATCGAACTAGAAAAGGCTGCTCTCTCATACGCTAAAGAGCCAGTCCCATCGATGGTTCTTAAGAGCAACGGAACAAACTTAACTTCAGAGCGCATCGCTAAACTTCTTGAAGCATGGCGCAATTCTCGCGCTACTCGATCAACAGCATTCCTTAATGCAGATGTTGAAATGCAATCAGTTGGATTCGACCCTAAGAGCCTTCAGCTCGTAGAGGCTCGTCAATATGTGGCGTTGGAAATAGCACGAGCTTCCGGCATTCCTGCTTACTTCCTTTCAGCAGAGACAACATCGATGACCTACTCCAACGCCACTTCTGAACGTCGTTCACTTGTGGACTTCTCGCTTCGCCCAATCTTGGCAGCGATCGAGAGCCGTCTATCACTTCCAGATATCTGCCCTTCAACTTCTGAAATCCGATTCGATCTCGATGACTTCCTTCGCGGAAATCCTTTAGAACGCGCTCAGGTTTATCAGATACTCAACACAATCGGCGCGATGAGCGTTGAACAAATCCAAGAGGAAGAGGACCTAATCCGATGAAGATCGAAGTCCCAATCACACTAACAGCTGCGGATTCACAATCTCGCACAATCTCAGGCCAGATCGTTACATGGGGCGAGCAGGGCAACACTTCTGCTGGTCCAACTATTTTCGCTTCAGATTCAATCAAGTTTAATAAGAACATCAAGCTCTTGCTCGAACATGATCGTACTCGACCTATCGGAAAACTTATTGCACACGAGATCACCGATTCAGGCATCGTTGCAACATTCAAGATCGCTGAGACAACTGCTGGAAATGATGCACTCGTCGAAGCTTCTACAGGAATGCGCGACGGATTCTCAGTCGGCGTCAAGGTAGATGCGTGGGACAACCAAGATGGCGTCATGGTCATTAGCAAGAGTTCGATCGTAGAGACGTCACTCGTCACCGATCCAGCAATCGACTCAGCGCGTGTCGCTCAAGTCGCTGCATCAGAAGATTCTGCTCCTGAAGAGGTAGCAGATGCAAACCAACCAACAGAAGGAGAACAAGTGTCAGACACTACCGTTCCAGAAGCTCCTGCCGTAACTGAAGCGGTAGAAGCGACAAAAGTAGAGGCTGCTGCATCAAAGCCAGCATTCTACGCAACTCCACGCATCAACACTAACCTCACAGCAGGTCAGTTCCTAGAAGCGAACATCAAGGCCGCTATGGGCGATGACGAAGCAAAGACTCTCGTCAAAGCAACTAACGACACTTCAACAAACACAGGTTTAACACTCGCTCCACATATGAACGAGTTCATCACAACTTCAATCGATGGCCGTCCAGCCGTAGATGCAGTTTCTCGTGGCGTATTGCCAGCATCAGGAATGTCATTCACAATTCCTAAGCTCGGAACTGCTCCAACTGTCGATGGAAACTCAACAGAAGGTGAAGCACTTGGCGGAACAGAAATGGCTTCTACTTACATCACAGTAGACGTCAAGAAGGCCGCTGGACTTCAGAACATCTCATGGGAACTCCTAGATCGCTCATCACCAGCGTTCTACGATGAACTCATCCGCGAACTCAACTCTGCATACGCAAAGGCAACAGATCAGGCTCTAGTAGCAGCTCTCGTTGCTGGTGGAACACAGGCTTCAACACAGGCTGCAACAATCGCAGGCTTCAAGGCTTATGTCGGCAAGGAAGTTCCAGCCGCTTACGCAGCAGCAGGCAAGTTCGCTAAGAACATCATCGCTAATACAGCATGGTGGGAGACAATCATCTCAGCAGAGGACACAACAAACCGTCCACTATTCACAGCGGCTCAGCCATCAAACGCTCCCGGCAACGTCGGCGTAAACTCAATCACAGGTAACGTAATGGGTCTCAACCTCTTCGTTGATCCACACATGACAACAACAACTCTCATCGACGATTCAGCATTCCTCGTCGTTCCAGAGGCGGTCACATTCTACGAGGCACCAAAGACTCAGGTTCAGGTTCAAGCACTCGCAAATGGTCGCTTGCAGGTTGCCGTTTACGGTTACTACGCAATCGCAACAAAGGTCGGCGCAGGCGTTCGTCGCTTCAACCTTACCTAATAACTAACTAAGCATGGGGGGGCGGTTGCTCCCGATCGCTCCCCCAGTCGTTTACCGAGAGGATAGAAATGCCAACAATTATCACGGCTTCAGAGCTTCGATCAACCCTTGGCGTTTCTTCCTCTCTGTATTCGGACGCAGTTCTATCAGACATCATCGATAGTGCAGAGGCGATCATTCTGCCAATGCTCGTAAGTTACTCAGTAGCCATCGATGCAGTCTCGCTCAACAATAACGTTGCTTACTTCTCAACAGTTCAGACTAATCCATTCGCAGAAGGCCAGTCCGTAGTTATCACAGGATGCGGTAGCCCTTTCAATGGCACTCGAACAGTCACAACAGATTTACTTGATGACTCAGCATTCTCAGCGGCTATTACTAACGCCGATATCATCTCTAAGAACATCATCCCATCAGGGTTGGCTACCCTTACTGGTGCATCGACTTATGTCGGAAATAGCGCAGTAGAATCAGCCGTCCTAGTCGTCTCTGTCGAAATCTTCCAGAGTCGCACAGCAGCAGGTGGCCAGATCGAAGGCGTGGATTTCAGTCCAAGTCCGTTCAGGATGGGCCGCTCACTCTATAATCGCTGCGTTGGTCTATTAGGTTCACTCGTCGATGTAGGAACGATAGCCCAATAATGCCAGCCTCAACCATTCTTTCAGCCGTTCGCACTCCACTTGCTACAGCACTTGGATCAGTCGCAGCTAACGTCTTCTCATACGTACCAGAAAACGTACCAGTCCCGGCGGTAGTGCTTGTCCCATCTTCACCATACATGGAGTTCGACACGATCGGATCATCTACCTTCCGATGCAAACTCAACTTCACCATATCTTGCTGCGTGGCTTACTCAAGCAATCCAGCATCGCTCGACAATATCGAGCAACTCATAGAAAGCGTTGTACTAGCCATTCCAGCAGGTTATGAGATAAGCGATGTCCAACGACCAACAGTTACACAAGTAGGCGCAAGCAATCTGCTAGTAGCCGATATCGTCGTTAGTACACACTACACGCGAACAGTCTAAGGAGACAAAATGGCAACAACAGTTATCACAGGTCGCGATCTCTCGCTAACAATCGATAGCAAGAACTACGGCGATCAATGTACATCAGCAACACTAGCTGTAAACCTAGAGCGTAACGCCTACGAGACAATTGACGGCAAGGTTTTCTACGCGCTAGACACAACAGCAACACTTTCAGTCACAGTCCTTGCAGACTGGGGCGCAAACTCACCTGCTTCATCAATCTGCGAGGCGATGTGGACAGCAGCTTCAACTGCTCCAAACACTTCACTTGCTTATACCTTTACAGCCGCATCAGGCGCAGTCTTTACTGGTAACGTTCTTCCAGTATTCCCAGATGCTTCTGGAACAGGCAAGGATGCACAGACAATCACTTTCGTTCTTCAGGGAACAGCAAAGCCAACACTAACCATCTCATAATCTAAACCAACGGGAGCAAAGATGAAAAAAGCAATCACAATTACATATCAGTCCGGGGATCAGGCTACTTATGTGGCCTATCCACCAGACTTCGCAAAATGGGAACAAGCTAGTCAGAAGTCAATTTCAGATTTCTCTGGAATGTGGGACATCTTATTCGTAGCGCATAGTGCCATGAAGCGAGAGGCGGCAGGCAAACCTGTTAAACCTTTTGAGGCATGGATCGAAAGCGTGGAAGATGTGGATGTGGACTCTGATAACCCAAAAGCCATAGCCGAGGAAGTATCGGCCGACTCCTAGTCGAGTTAGCCATCGCAACCCATATCCCGATGAGGGAGTGGGAATCAGCGGAAGATATTCTCACGGCGATTGAAATACTGAAGGAGCGTAATGAACCAAGCTGAGGTCGAGGCTTACAATCGGAAAGAAATCCGAGAAGTGATCCGCGCCTTTAAGGCTATGGATGAAGCGGCAGTCGAAGAAGCCAAGAAGGTTTCAGGCGCACTTGCCGACTATGCGTTAGGTCAGATTCAGAAGGCTTCTGGCACTCGTACTGTGGCTACTAAGGTTGCAGTCCGTATTGCTCAGGGTGGCAAGGTTTCTAAAAGTTCCAAGGTAGGTGAGATCAGCCTAGGGTTCGCTTCTCAGAGATTCTCTGGTGGAGCAGATACTAAAAAACTCTGGGGTGGCATGGAGTTCGGCTCAAACAAGTTTAAGCAGTTCCCTGCAAGGACTCCACGCTTCCGATCAGGTAACTATGGCTACTTCATCTATCCAACACTCAAGGCAATCCAGCCTTACATCATTCGGGAATGGCAAGATGCCTTCTCAAAGATTCTTAAGGAGTTCTAATGGCTTCAGATAGCAGAACCCTTAAACTCGCAATCCTTGGAGAAGTCAAAGACCTCAGCGCAAGCCTTAATAAGGGTTCGAGCGAGGTTTCAACATTCGGCGATAAGATCGGCAAGTTCGGTAAAGCAGCAGGACTAGCATTCGCAGCGGCAGGAGCAGCGGCGGTTGCTTACGCTGGCAAGTTAGCCATCGATGGAGTCAAGGCTGCGATAGAAGATGAAGCGGCTCAATTACGCCTAGCAACATCTCTTAAGAACGTAACTGGTGCAACACAAGCCCAGATCAAATCAACCGAGGATTACATCCTCAAGACTTCTCTGGCTAAAGGCATCACAGATGATGAACTTCGTCCAAGTCTGGATCGTCTAGTTCGATCAACTAAATCAGTCGAAGAAGCCCAGAAACTACAGACTCTCGCAATTAATATTGCAGCAGGTACAGGCAAGTCACTCCAAGCCGTTACAGAAGCCTTAGCCAAAGCTCAGGACGGCAACTTCGCCAGCCTTAAGAAGCTAGGCGGCGGCATCGATGAGAACATCATCAAGACTAAAGACTTCGACGCGGCTACTGCATCACTATCTAAGACATTCGAGGGACAAGCCTCAAAGCAAGCCGAGACATTCCAAGGCAAGATGGATCGCCTTAAGATCGCCTTCAATGAAGGTAAGGAGACTGTCGGCGTATTCATTCTTAACGCGATTACTCCAATGGTTGATTTCATCGTCCAGAAGGTAGTGCCGGGCGTCCAGATGTTCATTGATTCAATCGGTGGAGAAAAGGGAATTAGCAAGGCACTCAGCGGATTCATCTCAGCTGCTAAGTCAATCTTCATTCCAGTATTTGAGGGGATCAAATCAGCTTTCGATAACATCAAGGGCGCAGTAGCAGACAACAAAGAAGAATTCAAAGCCCTATTAGAGTTCATTCAGAAGTACGTTGCACCATTCCTAGGTGGAGCCTTCAAGCTAGCAATCCAAGGGATCGGAACTGCCATTTCAGCGGTGGTCGATGTAGTAGGAGCCTTGATCCGAGGATTCCAGACACTCATCAGTCTAGGTTCAAAAATCGGTGGTTCTATCGGTGGAATGTTCGGCGGTGGTAGAGCCTCTGGTGGCCCTGTAGCAGGCGGTACAACCTATCTGGTAGGCGAGAAGGGTCCAGAACTATTCACGCCTTCAGGCTCAGGCACAATCATTCCTAATGGCGCACTTGGCGGTAAGTCAGGTAACACAATCAACATCACCGTTAATGGCGCAATCGATCCAATCTCCACAGCTCGTCAGATCACTCAGATTCTCAATCGTGAAGCGACTCTCTCTGGTACGTTCAATAAGGTTGGAGCCTCTCTACTGGTGGGTGCATAATGCCTTGGACTCCCCAACCAACTATCACAGTCGATGGCGTAGATCGTAAGTCGATCACTCTCTCAGACGTTCAGATTTCTTATGGCAGAACTTCTGTCTGGGAACAGGCTCGATCTTCTTATGCTCGCATTTCGATCCTTAATACCAATAACACAGACTACGACTTCCAGATGAACAACGTGGTCTCAATCAAGGTCAAGAACATGGCTGGCACAGACGTCACAATCTTCACAGGCAAGATCACTAGCGTTGATAACAACCTAGCAGGCTCAGGCACAATCGGGACTAATGCAGTCCAGACCATCACAGCCGTTGGCCCATTCTCGCAGATGTCTCGAAAGATCATCGGTGGATCAAATTGGGCTAAGGAGATGGATACCGATCGCATGACTCGTATCTTCACAGATGCAGGGCAGACGATCGATGTCGTGGATAGTCCATCAATCTACGAGTTCGCGGCTCGAACAGGTTCACGGGCAGATGCTTACTCACTAGCTGCTTCATTCGCTGCTCAGGCATTCGGATATATCTATGAGACTTCACTAGGCAAGGTTGGCTTCGCCAATGAGTCGCGTCGTACCAATGACGCTAAAGCCAACGGATACACAGTAATCCCAAATAATCACATTCTCTGGTCTAACGTATCAAGCCAAAAAACTCTGGCAGATATCTTAAATAACCTAACTCTTACCTATAATGCTGGAACAGTCACGGCTACAGATGCTACAAGTATTTCCGATTATGGGCAGGTGGATGGATCGATCTCCAATACCCTACATAACTCAACAGATGCTCAGACTCAGGCAGATCGTTACATCACGCTTCGAGCCTATCCAAGAACATCTCTCAGCTCATTCACTATCCCGATCAACTCTTCCAATGTTTCAGATGCTCTTAAGGACTTCTATATCTCGATGAGCATGGGCGAGCCAATTCAGATCACAGCCCTACCAATCGCCTTAAAGAACACAACCTATCGAGGCTTCGTCGAAGGCTACACATTCTCGATCAATCAATACGAGATGATCTTGACGCTTAACACAACCGACTATACCTACAGTTTCACTCCTACCAGATGGCAGGACGTCTCAGCGTCTCTTACATGGAATGGCGTGGGGGCTGCGGTACAATGGACTACTTACGATGACTAGGGGCAAGCGTGGCAACAACAACTAACTTTGGCTGGACGACACCTGATAACACAGGCTACGTCAAGGACGGCGCACTAGCGATCCGTACCCTTGGTTCTGCTATCGATACATCCTTGGTCGATCTCAAGGGTGGTACGACAGATCAGGTACTCAAGAAGGCCTCTGGAACAGACTTGGACTTCGCTTGGGTAACTCCAGTATTTATTAGCGCAGCAACCTTTTCAGATCAAAAAGCGGCGAATACTCAAGGCGGTACATTCACTGCTGGCGCATGGCGTACTCGTGATCTCAATACCACAGTAGGCACTAACGGCATCTCTGGAGCATCTATCGCTTCTAATCAACTTACCTTGCCTGCTGGTACTTATCTCATTCAAGGCTCAGCACCAGCCTACGATGTTAATCAGCACATGACTCGTCTTTACAACATCACCGATTCAACTGTGGCAATTAATGGCGGTTCTGCTTACACAGACGCTTCAGATATTATGGTGACTCATTCTCCATTTAGCGGAGTGGTCGTAATCGCTGGAACTAAGGTATTTCAGATTCAGCACTACGCTAGTGCAACATCAACTACTTATGGATTCGGCATCGCGGCCAATAATGGTTCAGTCGAGACTTACACTCAAATATCAGTCCTAAAGGTGGCCTAACATGGATATTGCACTCGCTATTGAAGCCCTACTTCCATCAGCTGATTACTTCGGTTCTACGACTGGCAACACTAAAGAAGATTTCGATGCCTTGACTTGGAACGATAAGCGCAAGAAGCCAACGTTTAAGAACATTCAAGATGCTTATGATTTGCTTCCTGAAGAAGTGAAGAACCCTAAGATCAAATGAAACCAATTCTATGCAAGGCTGGCCAACAATTGAGGGAACAGTTCGATGACTCCTTCCCTGATCGTGATAGGCGTTCCGATGGTTGGATCGGCGATCTCCGTCATTCAGCGCGTCCTAGTGACCATAACCCTGATTGGGCAAATGCAGAAGATGGACTTGCTTACGTTAGAGCCATCGATGTCGATCGAGATGTACATAAGTCAGGCAAGCCCGACCTCATGCCAGATATTGCAGATCAGATTCGACTCGCGGCCAAGGCTGGAGAGAAGCGAATTGCTTACATCATTTTCGCAGGACGAATTGCATCGTCTCGCATGGGCTGGCGTTGGAGACCTTACAAGGGATCTAATCCGCACAATCATCATCTCCATGTTTCTTTCACTAGGACAGGCGATATCGATAATTCGTTCTTTAATATCCCGATGCTAGGTGGTAATTAATGGGTCGCGTAACGATCAGCTCTAATAACCTATTCCCCGGTCCTAAAGGCGAGAAGGGCGACAAGGGCGATACTGGCGCGACAGGAGCTCAAGGCCCATCAGGCGTCATCGCGGTAACTGCTCCGATCACTAACTCTGGCACTTCAACTTCTGCCAACATCGGCGTATCTGCTGGATCAACTTCTACTGCTGGAGTCCTTCAGCTCACAGACTCAACATCGAGTACCAGCACGACAACTGCTGCAACTCCTAATGCGGTTAAGACGGTTTATGATTTTGCAGCAAGTGAGGTTATGCCGTTTATATCTACTTATTACTACAGAGGCATTGGACTTAACGCTGGTAATGGAACAGCCGTAGCAAATACGACTTATTACACACCATTTTTTGTGCCAGTAACAACAACATTCGATAGAATAGCAATTAGAACAGGTACTACATTTTCAGGAACAGCATCGGTTCGTTTAGGTATATATAACAATTCTGGAGGCAAGCCAAGCACCGTTGTTTTAGATGCTGGAACAGTATCGGCAACAGCATTAAGCACCTCTTATACAATTACGATCAGCCAACAATTAACTCCCGGCCTTTATTGGTTAGCGGCTAATTCCCAGACGGCAGCGACCACAAACACCTATCTCGGAATAGGATCTAACCAAGCCTCTGCGTACATTGGACAACCTTTTACAACTGCTTTTGCAACGATTCAATATTTCACGCAAGCATCGGTTACAGGAGCCTTTGGTACTGCTACATCCCTAGCTGATGGAAGCCTTACTGCTGGAATCTATACATTCTTGAGGGCGGCATAATGGGCAAATTAATCACCTACGGCATAGGCGGCTACGACCCAACCAAGCCAAATAACAACATCGTCGAAGAGATCGATCTACCAGATGAGGAGACAGAATGAACATGAAGCATCCAACAGTAATCGCAGTCGGAGCATTCCTAGCAGTCTGGGGAACTACATCGAACTTCGATCTCAACTATCGCTCAATCCTTGGCGCAATCGTGGCAGGGGTATTTGGATACGCGAGTCCTAAAAAGTAATGAGCGCGGTAGATATTGCGGCAGTCGCCGTAGGCATCGTTACAGTCCTTGGCGGAGTGGCTGCTTATCTACAATTCTTGGTGAAGCACTACCTAAATGAACTCAAGCCCAACGGCGGTTCATCGATCAAGGATCAAGTTAATCGACTAGAAGCGCGTGTCGATACTATTATCGAATTACTAGGTAAGTAACACTATTACCATGGCACGAAAGAAAGTCATCGATCTCGATACTTACTCACAGCTCGATCAATACGCTATCTGTATGCATGAGTTCTATAAGAGTCTCAGGCGAGCAGGTTTTGCCGTTGATCTATGTCTGGCGATCATTACAGATCGTGACGCGTATCCCGACTGGCTTATGCCATCGATCCCCGACCGAGTGGATCGCCTACCCTATGAGGATGACGACGAGGATTAAATGAAGCGAATAGTCATAGTGAGCGACCTTCAAGTGCCGTTCCACGATAGACACGCAGTCAAGAATCTAGTTAGTTTTATCAGCAAGTTCAAGCCGCACGAGGTAGTAACCATCGGCGACGAGATTGATTTCAATACCATTAGCAAGTGGGCAGAAGGGACGCCAGAGGCTTATGAACAGACTCTTGGAGAAGATCGCGATGAGGCTGTTCAGGTTCTTTACGATCTCCAAGTAACCCAGATGATTCGATCTAACCACACAGATCGTCTATACAACCAGATCATGCGTAAGATCCCGTCATTCCTATCCTTGCCAGAGCTTCGATTCGAGAAGTTTATGCAGCTCGATGAGCTAGGGATCACCTTCCATAAGAAGCCCTATAACATCGCACCTAACTGGATTGCAGTACATGGAGACCATACCCCTATCAAGTCTCAAGGCGGTCTCTCAGCCCTTGAGGCGGCTCGTAGGCATGGCAAGAGCGTCATCTCAGGACATACTCATAGGGCAGGTAGATCGTCCTTCTCAGAGGCCTCTGGAGGCCGTATAGGGCGTGTTCTGCATGGAGTCGAAGTAGGCAATCTTATGGACTTTAGCAAGGCGTCATATACCAAGGGATCAGCCAACTGGCAACAGGCATTCGCCATCATGTACGTCGATGGAAAGAACGTCCAAGTCGATCTGATCTATCTGGAGAAGGACGGCACATTCGTAGTCTCAGGCAAGCGGTATGGACGACCTAGATAACGACCTAAGTCGGGACATCGATGACCACATGGATGACTCAGAATTGTTACCGTTTCGTTATCAAAATCTTATCGACCTAGCCTAGCGATCTGGCATTCTTATCCCGTCGGGCCAACAAACCGACAAGGGAGCAAAAATGTTTGATCCATCATTGGGCGATGCAGTAGTAATGATTTTACTAGCTGCGATATATTTCCACCTTGGCCGCATCGCTGGCCATCGAGTAGGTTATCTCAAGGGACGTAAAGCCGTCCGGGATTACTACGAATCAAGAGACAAGGTGAGAGTGTGAAAGCAAGTGAAGTCCTATTATCAGCTACTGACATCATTGGAGACCGAGGACGAATTTATGGTCATCCTCGTATCAATCAGACTCGAATCGCATTACGACTCCAACAGATGCTTGAAACACCAATCTCAGACCATCAAGCATGTCTGGCGATGGTCGAAGTTAAACTTGCCAGATTACAAGAAACAGCAGATCACATTGACTCCTATATCGACGCGTGTGCTTACCTTGCTTTAGCTTGTGAACTCATAACAGAAAAGGATGAGCAATATGTTTAATCTAGAAGATTACGAGACAGTCGAAGAGCGTCTAATTAAGTTTTGGAAGGATCACCCAGATGGACAAATTCACACAAAGTTACTTGATCAGACCGCTGGTCGTTTTATTGTTGAGGCTGCTATATATCGCACAGAGGCAGACCTTCGGCCGTGGACTACCGGGCTGGCTGAGGAAACGATACAAGGCCGGGGCGTTAATGCGACAAGTGCGTTGGAAAATTGTGAGACGAGTGCTATCGGTCGAGCGCTTGCTAACGCAGGATATGCAACAAAGGGAAAGCGAGCGTCACGAGAGGAAATGGGCAAAGTCGTTAAAGCGTCGGAAGTAAAGGCTAAGATCGATGAAGTAAAGGCTAAGATGTCAGAAACATCTGGCGAATACATCCCAGTAGTAAAGGAAGATGATCCATGGACTATCAATTCAGCGACTATGCCGCCCACAATGGGGGAAGCTGTGTCGATGGTGAAAGAAATCATTGGAGGCCAGACCGAGAAGGATATCCCTCGGTGCCAACATGGAGACATGATCTGGAAGACGGGGACGACTAAGGCAGGCAAGCCATGGGGTCACTTCAAGTGCCCTTATGCAGTAACTGGCGAACTTACTCGATGCCCGGCACCTAACGATGTCATCTGGTACGAGATCAACAAAGAAGGCGCATGGCAACGACAGAAGGCGAGAGCATAATGGGACGCTTACAATTCATGAACCAAGACGGCGAGTGGGAGTCATTCCCAACTGATGAAGAGATTACTCGATCTAAAGAAGTCCAAGCGATCTTAGAGGAATTTACATTCATGACTAGATGCTGTATCTGTAATGAGTCTATTCCAGTCGCAGATATTAAAGTAAACCTGATCAATAAGAGCTGGTCATGCGCTAAATGCCACGCGGTCAATGGCCTCACAAAGCCGTAAGTATCGAGGATTCTCGACCGAGCGTGTGGTCGCTAGGTTCCTATCGGAGTGGTGGCCACATGCAGATATTGGTCGAGGGGCTGGAAAAGATATAACACATGTCCCGTTCGACATGGAAGTTAAAGCTAGATCGGCGTTCCAGCCAAAGGCGTGGATCGATCAGGTCACAAAGAGGGCAGCTAAAACTGGTGGGTTGCCTATCGTTACTTGTCGTCTCAATGGTCAAGGAGAAGGTAGTCCCCAAGACTATTTGGCCTTTATGCGACTTGGTGATCTGGTCGATCTATTGCTTCGTGCAGGTTACGGTGATTTCAGCAACGACCTTGCTAAACTAGAGCCTATGAGATGCAAGATGTGTGGCGCATGGGCGTTCACCGAAACATGCAGAACATGTGAGGTTGATCCAGATGCCAACTTATGAGTTCGAGTGCGATAACGAGAACTGTGAGTCCAATGCTCGAATAGAACAATGGATGAGTATCAATGAGCCGCATGATTTGGAGTGCCCATTCTGCCATTCATCGATGCACAAGGTTTATAGCTCTGTAGGAATTTCATTCAAAGGCTCAGGCTTCTATTCAACCGACAACAGATAACGACACACCGCTCTGAACAGGACTTTTATGAATAGATTTGACACTCATGGTACTCTCAGGGCTAGAGCCCATCAGGGGCTCAAGGCGGCCCCGGTAGGGAGAGGCCGCAAGGTAGCCATCGCTATTGGGATATCTCTATCTATGGCAATGCCCCTAGATGCTAAGGCGTCAAACCAAGCAATTCGATACGTTAAAGAATTAGCAGAGTATCAATTAACTGATAAGCAAGAGTCTTGTCATAACAGCATTGTTTATAGAGAATCTAGATGGAATCCAAGAGCTGTTAATGGATCACATTTTGGGTTATATCAAGGTCGATCTAAGAGCTTAAAGAATGCAAGTACAGTTAAACAATGGTGGTGGTATTGGCATTATGTAGCACATCGTTATGGATGGACAGAGTATGATGAGCCTAATTACTGCAAGGCATTACATCATCTAAAGACTAAAGGTTGGCAATGAGTAAGAGATCAGCACTAAGGTCTAATGGTTCAACTACTAAGTGGCGTAAGCTGCGAGAGATAGTAATCAGAAGAGATGGAGTGTGCCAGATGTGTGGCATGGATGGTAACCATGTCGATCACATAGTCCCACGCAAGTTAGGTGGAGATGATTCGCTTAATAATCTTCAGCTGCTGTGCCAACAATGCAATTTACGCAAAGGGGGCCGCTTTTTTGATGAGTCTAGAACAC